ATTGTTAGATTCCCGTACCTGTGCTTCCCATAAAAACTGTTCTAGTTTTGATTCTCTAGATTTAAGTGATAAGAATTTTCTATCATATTGATCTTCAATAATTAATTTTGCTGCAACTTTCATAAACTCAATAGTAGCATCAATTCTTTCTTGGGGTAATTTAATTACAGTTTTGCCAGTTGAACCTAATTTAACATCACCTTCATCCATACCACCCATTATATTTTCTGAAGACAAAGGATCTTCAGATGTTACCTTAACTTCAGTACGAACTTCACCAAAGTGCTTGGTTCCCCATCTACCTAATTCCTCACTAACTTCTTCAAATGAACGAGGTAATGTAACTAGATCTCTTTCCCACTGTTCCTCTATTGAGAATACACAGATCCCATACATGTTCCAAATAATATTGGATGTGCTGATCCAGTCAATCTCATCACATCTTCTACCTATGTAATACTTTAGTTTCACTGTTTCTGACATTTTTAAAATCCTGTGTATCCGTACATGAGAACACCATACTCTCCACCAGCACCAGATGCCCTTCCACTTGTTCCCAAACTATCTACTCTAGAATCTCTTTGGAAACTATGACTTGCGTAGGTAAATAAGTACCCGTTATTATTCTGGTTACCATCATATTGTCCGCAAATAAAACCATATTCATTACCAGTGAACATTGTTTCCTCACCAGTTGTTATACCATTCTTACTTACATTTGCTCTACGTCCACCATTGTAAGAATCTCTTACATGCCAGTCGCTAGATGTACGATAACCACCACCAGTGTTCCAGTACATGAAACCATTTCTACTTGAAAGAGTTTTATTAGTACCATCAGTTCCTGGATTGTCTGCCCAAGAATGGAATGTTTCAGTTGCAAAGTTAAAGTTTTGTCCAGAACCTTGTTTGATCCAACCCACTGTAGCACCTTGTCCACCTGCAGGGTTGTTCTGATCACCATTGGGGTGAGTTGAACTCTGGTTACTTGCCTGAGTAGATAGATTATATTTTGTTATCTGTGAACTGTTTCCTCCATGTACAAACGCATATGTAAAGTCTTTCTTCATGCATGTACATCTGTTTCTACTGGAAGACATTGCAGTAGCAGCACCAGTATTAGTTTCTGTGACCATACTGATTGATGATACAGATGATGTAGTACCGTTCCAACTATCTGCAGTTGCAAAGATATAATTCTTAAAGGTGGTTCCTTGTGCACAATCAAGATATGCTCCTGACCATGTAGTTAAATCTCCTAAGTTGGAGTTGGTGTAAGTAGACATTACAAATCTATTTACGTTTCTCCAAGAACTACCTCCACGATATCCACAACAAGCAAATCCCCTTGTAATATCAAAACCTGCTTTATATGTTGCTTGAGAAGCACCATAAGCAGTTCCTTCATTTCCATCATCCCAATACGCATCACCAGTATCACCACCAGACCTTAGGACTCTACCAAGATTACTTGCACTTTGAGGGGGTAAAGTTACGAAAGGTTGTCCGTTCTGTAATAAAGTTCCAGTAAAATCAATATTACCAGTAACATTCACAGTTCCATTGAAACTAGCACCACCAGTCGGAAAAGATACTGCTCCCGATTGGTTTCTATTCGTTACTTCATCAACTTTTATTCTAGAAGCCATAGTCTATACAATACTCCATGATCCACCGTTATTGACCGTAATGGTGACGTTATTATTTATAGTCACTGGTCCAGCGGTTAAACAACAATCTCCATTATTAATTTGTAAGTTCTCAGCAATTGTATTTCTATTACGTTGAACAACTCCATACGAGTCAATCCATTGCTTGTCACCACCAGCTCTTAGAACTGTACTCTTCTGCCCAGAAGATAGTCCTTCAGATGCATTTATATTTAATCCATTATCACCTGTAACCTGTACTCTGTATGTTGACTGAATACTATTGCTACCAGGTTCATGGAAGTGACATCTACCACCTTCATCCCATGATGCATATGTCTGGTCACTATCATTTCTCCAGAAGAAGTCGTTACCTGTTCTAAAGTATGTGTGACTGTTGTTAGAGAAGTAGAATCTTGGTTGTCCACCAGCATCGTTCAACCACTGGTTAACTGACGCAGGGAAGTATGGAAGATTGAGTGCACTGTAACCATCAAGTAAATCAGCGTTCAAGTTAGAAACTTTAGTACTTGATGATACTGATAATGGTGCAGTACCAGTTGCAACTGTAGATACAAGTTGATTTGTTGAACGTATTTTACCGTTAACATCAAGAGGATAACTTGGTGTTTGGTCATTAATACCAACGTAGTATGTTCCACCATCCTGTCTCATGGTCATTACATCAACATCACTTGCAGAAGAAGTTCTAAGACCAAATCTAGCGATTGCTCTGTCACCAGATTCACGACCAGCTCTGATCCATAAACCACGATCGTTTGAATGATGACCAATTCTTACAATAGCACCAGTGTTATTGGAATCGGAACCTGCAGCAAAGTGTGCTGATTCTTGGAAACCTGATGAACCACCACCAGCTGTAACTGCAAGTAATGTAGTGTCTGTGCCAGCTGCGAAGTTTGCCTGTGGATTGTCGGTACCAATTCCAAGTCTACCTCCACGGAAGTAAATGTTATTATATGATAGAGATGTTCCATCCCAACCAAGATTGTTGGAGTCATTACCAAATCTAATATTACCTACATTACCATTATTTCTACCTTTGATTGATAGAACGTTTGTTGCTGCCTTACCTAAGTCAACACCAGCAGAACCTGCAAGTTGTAATATTGAGGTACCAGTATTATTGAATATACCTTGGTCAGCTGTTAAGTCATTAACTGTTAGATGTCCTGATGCATTTCTACGTGCAATTGTATTGCCTGTAGCAGCAGTATCTTGAACAAATCCATCTAAGTAATGAGCGTCTAGCTGAGAAGATGAACCATCGTTTCCTGCATGCCACATGGTGTTACCATTGACAGTAATATCACCAGTGTTGATTCTGATAGTACCATTTCCATCATTAGTATTACCACCAGAGATAATAAACTGTACATCATAGTTTGGTGCTTGACCAGATGATCTAAAGTCTATTGTTGGAGTTGTCGATGTAGCTGCTTTACCAAGTTGTAATTTAGCACCTGCAGCAGCATCACGTAATCCAATCACTGTGGATGAACCACTAGAGATTAAGTTAGATGATGTTACAGTCCACTTAGTACCTGGGTTAGGACCGAAGACGTAAATGTTAGCGTTAGTATTAGCACCAACAAATGCTATCGAACCTGTAACTAATGAATATATCTCACCAGATGTATGAGTAAGTTCTTGAACACCGTTAGAATCAACTACGATTGAACCAATGTTATTTGTTGCTCCAACATCAGAGTAGATAGTGTATGTACCATTTGGATTGATGTTACCATTAGTACCAGTTCTTACATGGAAATCTGGAATGTATAAAGTATACTTGAGTCCACTATCGTTAACATAGAAGTTCTCAAATACTATCTTATCTTGACCAAGAACCTCAGGTAAGAAGATATCACCCATTGGTTTGTTGATACCACCTTGAGAAGCACCAAAGTTATAACCAGACTGATACCATAAACCTTGATGTGCATCTAATTTGTCAGCATCTAATCCACTGCCAGGACCATCGTTAGCAGCTGACCATATCTCAGCCCAGTTTCCATATACAGTATTACCACCACTGTTACCTCTTAGATAGAGGTTGTCATTATCAGTGAAACCAATTTGAATAGAAGCATTACCAGTTTCTTCCCTTCTGTAAGTTAAGATACCGTGTGTAGTACCACCATCATTAAGACCAGTAGCAGAGTTATTTCTAAGTGCAGCAGATAATCCACCACCTGCGGTAGAAGGACCAGGGTTAGAAGTTAGTGCTGAAGTCTCGTTAAATAATCTGTTTGCTTTGTCAGCAGTACCAGATATAGATATCGCATATGTTTGGTTTAACAGTCTTGCTGGATCTAATGAACCAGATGTTAGGTTACTTGCATTTGTATAGAAGTCACCATCGTTACCATCTAGTTTATCAGCATTAAGTTCTGAACCAGGACCTTGGTCAATAGAAACCTGACCATCAGCATCAATTACAAAACCACCTTCTGACTGATTACCAAGTGCTTGGTTAGCAACGTCTTTTCTAAATCTGAATACACCGTAATTACCAAAAACAGTAGCAGCAGGAGTAAGGTTATCACCTTTCCTCATGTCAATTTCTATATTACCAAATGCACGGTTGATAGTACCCTTATTAGCAGTTAGGATTGCTCCGTTACCACCACCAAGTTCACCAGGAATTGTTATACTAAATCCAGAAGTATATCCAGTACCAGAGTCAGTTACAGTAGCAGATGTAATAACACCACCTGATACAATATAAGTACCTCTTGCAACACCGTTGTCACTAATACTGACGTTACCGCCTTCAAGTGGGATGTTCTGATAAGTTCCGTCTGTGTATGAAGTACCACCATTAGTAATAGTAATACTGTCAATATAGGTACTATCAGTTAGAGATCCACCGATAACAATACAATCTTGAGTTGTTGGTCTAATTGACTGTAGTGCATACTCCCATGATGAATCACCACGTAAGAATGAGTAAGCGTTTGCAGTTCCTTTACCAGCTAATCTTTCTGGGTCAACAACACCTGCAACAATATTAGAAGCATCAATGTTTGTCGATGTCAACTGTGTCCAGTTAGCAGCGTTAGCTGCAGATGTGTTAATAACTCTGGAAAGGTCAATAATTCTCTTACGAGAAACATTACCTGTAGTACTTGCACTAGATGCAGAAGTTACAGAATACTGGTTAGCATTGATAAGAGAAATGGTATAGAAACCATCAGCACCTTGACCACTTGTAAAGTCTAAGTAAACTAAAGCAGCGTTATTAAGATTATGTGAACTCTCAGAAATTGTAATAGTATTATTAGTCTGAGAATATGTACCAGTTCCTTCATTTGCTCCAGATCCATCAAGGATGAAATCACCTGCATCAAACTTGATGTTGTTAGCAATATTGATGTTGATTCTACCTTCAATTTGAGCAGCAATAACTGCATTATTATTGGAAGGTGAAGTTTGTGGTGTAACAGTGGGTTGTGTATAGTAACCAGAACCAGGATTGGTAATAGTAACACTAGTTACTGTACCACTTACAACGTTTGCTGTAGCAGCTGCTTGTGTACCAGATCCACTATCAGGAGCAGAAATTGTTAGTGGGAAACTACCAGTATAATTTTGACCGCCATCACTGATAACAAAATTAAATATTTGACCATCATTATAAGATTGAACAGTACCACGAGCAGTTGTAGAACTACCAGTAACGATAGAACCATTACTGAATGAGTAATTCTGATTAGGTTCAAATGCTAAGAACTGAGATTCTAAATCATTCTCTAAGATATAAGAGATTGCAGTACCATCAGTTGTGAATGTATGAGTACCAGTTCCTTGACCAGTTAAGGTAACAGGATTATTGGAAGCAGCGTTAGATTTAGTAGCAGCAAGTTGAATTGTATCATCATCAATCTTAATAACAAAGTACTTGGTATTAGTTGACAGACCACCAATTGCAGTAGTTCCTTCAGTATATGTTAATCCATCCTCAGTATTTGTACCGTGACCTGTGATTGTAATCCTATCTGTACCAGTATTAACTGAAGCAGGTGCAACGCTAAATGATGTTGCAGTTGTTTCGATTGCAATGTCACCTGCACTTGCGTCTTCGATAGCAAGTCTTTCTGCCTGTGATGCAACAGATGTAATACTAAATGGACGTAACGCAGGTATTTGATCAATGTTAATCTTACCAGAAGATGTTAACTGAACAAGAGCAGAAGGAACAGCGTTAGTAGAATATGGTTGGTTTAGATATGGTCCTAAGTTATTAGAAATATAATCTTTAACAGATGCCTGTGTAGGTAGTAATGAATCAGATGCAAATGTTCCACCTAAGTTATCGTCATCAGAGAAACCTGTAATTGTAATGTCACCACCAACAATCTTAATAGATGATAGTTCGGAGATACTAACAGTACCAACGAAACTAATAGCACCAGTTCTGTTGAAGATAGTAACAAAGTTACCAACTTTAAAGTCACCAAACTCGTTAGTACCTGATGTATAAACTTGTCCAAAACCTTGTTCAGATGCTTCAAATGCAGTACCTAAACCAAATCCACCGTTCTGAGGTAGAGCAGCATAAGTGTTACCAGATCCTGCATATTCCCAAGTATGTGAAGATGAGTTAACAACAGAAGGTCTATGGAACTGAATTGATCTATTAACAAGAGCACTTAAGTTATTATTAGCATAACTGTATACTGTACCTGTAGTAGTATCAGTATAATTCATTGAACGGTTAGTTATAATCTTGGCAACAATCTGAGTACCAGGAGCACCACTAACTACTTCTGTTTCAAGAATAATATGCTCAACTGCAGGATCAGTTGGATTAGTTCCACCAATTCTAATGATATAATCTTCAATAGGAATAGCAGTTAATGTTGTACCAGAAACTTGAATAACTTGTCTGCCAGATTCAACGTTATTGCTATCAGCATCATTAGTAATAGAATCAATAACACCAATATCAAAACTGTATGGTTCTGCTCTAAATCCTGTTGCTCTTAGAGAGTAAGTACCAAAGTTAGATGCTGAGTTAGTAACAGATGCATAACCACCAGACTGACATACAATACCATCTTGACAGAAGATAGCGAACACAGACACCAACTGAGTATAACCATCATTAGTAACGTTATATGCAGTACCACCAAAGCAAATGATAGTGAATGCGTTTGCAACCATCGACTTACCTTGTGGGTCGAATTGTGCAACTGAATTACCTTGAGCATCAAGTTTTAAACCAGGTCTAGGTACGTTAGGTGTAGCAACTTTAGCACCATCAATATCACAACCAGAACCACCAAGGAATGATATAAGTGAAGAGTTCTGAATGTAGGGTGATGCTTCAATAACTGGAAGATCTAGGAATATATTAAGTAGTGGGAACTTGTATTTTTGAGCATCCTGTTCTTCGATAATTGGATCTGGATTTGTTATCGTTCCACTGTAAAGTGTGGCACTTGATAATACGTTATCAAGAATACCCCAGTTTGTAGTCAATGCTGATATAACGTTAGAGCACTCAGGTGCAGCTGAATCTATAGTAATTGTACTATTAGTTACAGGAGCAATTGGTGAGTAGTAACCTGGTTCTAGATTATTTCTAATTGCCTTGATGCAAAGTTCTTTTGCATATGCAAATATTGCACGAGTATAATCTACTTCTTGTGTAACATGGTTGATAGCACCGCCTAAGATGTACTTGTTAGCAGCTTCAACTATAGCAGAGTTACCAGTATATCTAAGATCATATTGGAACGCTCTAACGATATGAAGAATATCATCTAAACATTGTTGATCGCCAGGTGAGAATGTTCTAGTTACAGCATCTAAGTTTCCATATGCACCATCTGTTCCTAGTGCAGTTGTAACAATACCAAAGAATGTATCTATCGCAGAAACCTCATTAGCACATGTAGGTGTTGTAGCAACAGTGTCCGTAGCATGAGCTAAACTATCTGTAGCAATTGCTTGCTCTACAATAGAGAATAAAGTATCAACTGCAGCTTTTTCATTTGTGCAACCACCAGGATCAACTGTAATAGTAAGATCTTTTTCTTGAACCTTACCATGCCAACCTCTGACGTTTACAGTTTCATTAGCAATTACCTGTTGTGTAATATCACTTGCAATCTCCATGACTGCACGAGCATAAAATTCTTCTCCATCTACATGAGGAGTTCCTACAAAATAACCTGCATGATCGTAGACTGCATCGTTACCACCATTAGTGAGGTTGTAAGCAACAGCTCTTAAAACATCAGAAACATCATCCTTACAATCTTTATTGTGATTAGGAATTGAGAATCTAGCAGATGCGATAGGATCAGTTACACGAGGATATGTTTTGTTTCCACCGCCACCATGAGTACAACTAAAGATTATAGAGTTAGTTGCAATTTTAACTGTAGATCTAGCATGACTAATAGCATTAGGGGCAGAACTTACATAAGTGTGAGTTGTAGTATTTGTAGAAGGAACTGAATCTAATACCTGAACATCAAATGTATTTTGAGTTACATTAGAAATAATAACCCACTTATTAGCGATTGGATCGGAAGAACGAGGATATGCAGTTGTACCACCGCTACCATGAGTACAACTAAAGCTTATAGCACCAACATCAAATTTAACTTTATCACCAACAGCAAATCCATGATTTGCAACAGTGACTGTCATAATACCTGTACTAGGATTATAAGCACCATCAGTAGAAGTATGTGTAGTTGGAGCTAACAATTCATTAGATCCAATAGTTAACACCATATCTCCTGTTGAAGGATTATATGTTGAAGCAGATGGAATGTAATTTAAGATTGTAGAAGATGTTGCTCTCTTAACACCATTATTGACAGCACTTATGAATGTATGTGCATAGTTACCACCAGTAATAACTGAGTTGTTAAGTGCAGACTGATAGGTATGTGTTGTAGTATTAGAAGAAATACCAACGTCAAGAGTAATTGTAGTACCACTTGTTGCTACGATAGGAACTGAAGTGTTGTAAGACTTGTCACGTTTCTGTTGGATTCCATTAGAAACAGCTGATACGAATGTGTGTGCATCAAGGTTAGTAGATGGAATTGTAGATAAAACTTGAACATCAAATGTTGTTGCAGTTACATTGAAAATTTTCTGCCACTTATTAGCAATAGGGTCAGTATTTCTTGGATATGTTTTTTGTGCAGCAGTACCACTAGCACCACCAAATCCACAACTGAATGTCATGGAGTTTTCTGCGATCTTAACCCAATCACCATTTCTCATTCCATGAGCAGCATCACAAGTAACACTCATAATACCTGTATTAGGATTATAAGTTGTACCGTTAGTTGCTGTATGATTATCAACAAGTGGTCTTGGATAAGAATGCTCAGTAGCATTATTATCTTCAAGACACTTAAATGTTAATGCACCTGTTGTAAGTTTGACATGCTCTTTAACACGTTTCAAACCACCAGTTGTTGCAGACACAAATGTATGAGCATCACTAACTGATAATGGTACACCACCAGTAGTGTCAAAACTAAATGTATTCTGAGTTACGTTCCATATATTGATCCACTTACCATCAATATATTGACCAGCTTTTGGATAAGATTCTTGACCACCGCCACCATAAGGGCAACTCATAGTTATAGAACTTTGAGCAATATTAATCTTGTTTCCTTCTTGGAATCCATGATCTGTAATAGTAACAGTCATGACACCTGTAGCAACATCTAATGTTGCATTTTCTACAGTGTGAGAGGTAGGAGCTTCAAGTGTATGGTTTCCTATGGTAACCTCAACAAGACCTGTTGTAGGGGTATATACAGCGTTTGTAGGAGTAAATGTAACAGGAGGTGTAGTGCCTACATTAATATCAAAAGTATTCTGTGTAACGTTACCAACACTCAACCAAACATTAAGTGCAGGGTCGGTTGCTCTTGGATATGTGTGCTTGGAGAAGTTGTCATCCATTGAGCAAGTAAATGTCAATGAATCCTGTGCAACTTGTACTTTCTCTCCTACAGTAAATCCATGATTAGGAATTGTAAGAGTTAAGACACCTGTAATTGGTTCATAAGATGCATTGGTTACAGTATGCTGAGTAAAACCAGTATCGTTATAAACAATTGCTCTGCTGATAGCAGTTGATGTAGCACTTACAAATGTATGTGCAGTAACATCAGTCTTAGCAGGACCTACATTAACTTTAATATTATTAGCATCTACTTTACGTACACCAATATACTTGTTGTAGTATGGATCTGTTGTACGAGGATATGTTTTCTGAGTAGCGTTACTATCTGAAGCACATGTAAATGTTAATGAATCAGGTGCTATTAAAATTCTGTCGCCATCAACAAATGGGTGAGAATTAATAGTAATGATCATCTCACCTGTGAGTGGATCATAAACAACGTTTGAAGGTTGGAATTGATATGTGCTTAAACCTTGGAATGTATGTGGACTAGTATTTGTTGGAGTAGTACCATTAAGTGCATTGATAGTAATATCATTTCCACTGACTGCTTCAACTGGAGTCTCAGTCATACTAGAAACAAAACGTTCTACTGCTTCGTTAGATATGAATGTGTTATTAGCATTAATTAAATTTGAAGCATCTTGAGTTCTATTTGGAACTTGTCCATATACTGCTCTGTCTAAAGTAATTGTAGTATTATAGAACTGAGCATGAAGTGTATGTGGATGCCTTAGTATAGGTAAGTTACGTATTACCTTAGCAGCATATCCTTTCGCATTATTGAATGCTTCAATATACTTACTTTGATTACTTGTAGTTACTTCTTTAAGGAAATAATTTGCAGCATCAAATACTCTATCATTACCACCCCACTTGAGGTTATGATAAAGTGATTTTTGTAAAAAGTCTTTGATGTCATCAGTACATGCTGAGTTACCAGTTGGCACACTGTAACCAGTATCAGCAACCATTTTCTCAACTGCTACTTCAGCAATCATCTCAGCGTTAGCAGCAATAAGATCAGCTGCATCACCTTGCTTATTAGATACTGGGAAACTATTTGGAGTTCTAAATGGTTTTCTTATATCTTCAAAAGTACCATCAGTTCCAGTAGTAGCATGAGGAACAGAAGTAACACCTAAATCTAATACGAATGTTCTATGATCATATACCTCATCAATAGCCCATGTACCATTAATACCTGCAGTTGAACTACCCGCAATTTTAACACCAGCAGATACACCAACGTTAACAGTAACAGTACCAGAAGCATCAACTTCTTTAATTGCTAGAGTCGCACCGTATGCAGGATCTGTTGCTCTTGGATAGGTATGAGATGTTGCGTGATTATCTCTAGAACATGTGAAACTAATAGCACCATTAGCAATGGTCAATGTATTAGCAGTAGTGTAACTGTGTGCACCGATTGTTAATACAAGATCACCTGTAACGGGATCGTATGTTGCATCAGTTACATCCTTTTGAACACTACCTTGTGTGATAGTAATAGCATTAGTTGCTGTACCACCATTATAGATGTGATTATGATTTTGGAATCCTTGGAATAAGTTATGACCAGTATTAACTTTAACTGTTAACTTATTAAAATTAGTAGACCACTCAGTAATAGGATGATCAAATACATCTCCTAGTGCAGAAAATGTAGTAGGTCCTATTACTAGAGTACTATTTCTAGTAGAGGATTTTTCATAATGAGATTTAACATATCCATATGCTTCTTGTGCAATAAATTCTTGGTTTGCTCTGATAGATTCTGCACCATCTCTATAACGATCTGTTTGAGAGATCTTAGTAAATCCATAAGGAGAGTTTCTTAGAGATGCTAAAACATAGTTACTAGTTGAGATAACTGACTGGTTACCAGTTGGGTTAAATGTTGCATTAAATACACTGACAGCAGATCTTACAACAAATTCTAATGCATATCCATCTGCACGTTCTATACGATGTGTAATATACTTTCTTCCATTAAGATCTTCAACGTTATCCAAAACGGTAACGTTTGATCCACTAGAAGATGCAACATAATTTGTTGATTGAATATTTGGTGTTCTAAGTACAAAAGTAACAGTTAAATTAGAACTGTTATATCTTGCATATCCTAGACCTAATTCACTATTACTTGGTAATGTAGGAGTTCCAGATCCCAAATCAAATTGTTTGATATGATAAGTCTTACTTAATGTGTCACCTATATCACCAGTAGTTGTAAAGTTAAACTTAAGACCACATTCACCAAGTGACTGCCAGTTAGAGAATAATGCAGTAGTTAGTCCATTATCTACAGTACTAATAGTAACAGTTACTTCTGCTTCACCAACTCCAACAGGTGCTAAAGTCCAAGAAGTATTTGTGGATGCACCAAACGTAATAGCACTGCTTTGGAATCCATATAACTGAATTTCTTGCCCTACTTCATAGTCATGGAAATTTGTACCAGTAAGTTTAAATATAGGACCATTATAAGTTTGCTGTGTAGCAAGTGATGTGTCAAGTTGATTTATAGATAGAAGTCTTTCTGCTATTTCAAATCTTTGATATCCTAAACCTGTGCTAGTAAGAGAAAGAGTTACAGGATCATCTGAACCATCTGCAGCTTTGTTTAATGCGTCAGCAGCAGATCCTGCTAGTCTAAACCAGTTAGCGTTTTCTTTATAAACGTAGTATGTTGTACCAGAGATAAGACCATCTATCTTACCCATCTTACTCTCACGATACACTACACCATCACCAGTAGCAAATTGGTGTTGCTCAACAAAAATATGATTACCCTCTGGCATAATTTTACCAGTAGTAAACAGATGAAGTTTAGTATCTGGAGAAACAGCAGTTAAATTTCTAATACCTGTAGTAGCTGTAGTTGTAGTAGCATCTATCCAGAGATCATAAAGTTCTATAGTATTAGCATCAATTTTTCTTACATAATAAAGAGCATTATCAGCAAGACCAGTAAGTGCAACGGTATTCTCGTCTTTTTGATAGTACACCTGATCACCAGTGTTAAGTCCATGACCAGTGATTGTAATACGATCTGTTGTGGTATCTACTTTAGTAGCATCAGCAGGGAAAGCAATAGTTTCTCTTTCTGAATTAATTGTGTGCTGATATATTTGGTTAGAGATAGTCTCTAGTTCAGGTCTTAATGATTCAGCATCTGATACGTCAAATCTGTCTGATACACTTGGGTTCTGATTATCAGTAATGATATTTGCAGCATCTGCATCATAGTAGATTTGTTCAGCGTCTTGGAATACATCGTTGACACCTGAATTAATTAAAATTACTACGTTACCAGTTGAATATGGTGATGCTACAGGACCTGTGAAAGTAACTGAGTCAACAACACCTGTTGTACTGGAAGATCCACCTTGTACGAAGTAACCAGGTTGAAGAGTTACATTGTTACCTGTGTGGTTGGTAAAAGTAATATTGAAAAGGTTATCACCACGGAATTTATCACCAGGAATTGCAGGTATCGACTGAAGTTCTGGTTCGTAATATAATCTTTGTTTGTCGTCAAATACAAACGCATATTTCCAAGTATGGATAACAGTACTTTGTGGATCTGACTGATTCTGTAATGCGTCTCTGAATACAACACCGAACACATACGTCTCGTTAGACGCTTTAAGCATGTGACGATCTTGGTTTTGAGGTCTAACAATTACTCGTCTTAAGTTGTCACCAATTAGTGAACAGTTCCTAGGAAGTGTAATTGGGTTATCTTCAAAGTACTCACCACCAGATACGATCAATGAAACGTATTCGTCACTAGGATCTGGTTGTGCTTTTTGTAAAGTGTAAGCAATCTGTGCTGCTTTCTTAATAGTTTTAACTGGTCTTGCAGCTGAACGACCATCATTTAGATCACTACCAATAGTCTGTGATACGTAAACACGTCCACCAGTGTCGTTAGTAGCAACTTTATATACAAAGTCAGTAGTAGCAACTCTTCTTGACTGATCACTTAGAGGAGGTGTGTCAGCAGTTGGATAGAAAGTAGTTCCAAAAGTTTGACTTGTGACATCTGTATCTTCATAGTTAATTAAATTAGGACCACGAAGATCTAATGCAGGGTTGATAATCGTTTGGATATCTAAGTTAACAACCTGAGCAGTATCAGAAATGATAGAACGAGTTGTTCTAATTTGTCCTTCAACGTCTAGTTCATACTGAGGATCAGTAGTATTAATACCAGTTCGGATATTTCCTTGTTGGTTTAGGTTTAATGTTATAGCATCCTTTTCATTGGCATCTACACCTACTGAAAATTCTACAGATTCATCACCCTGTATACTTAAAGATCTTACTCTCCTATATGCTAGAGTATTACCTGCAGTAATTACACCTAAATTAGTACTTTGAAATTGTAAATTATCATCATCTACTTTTGATACAATATATGTCCCATCCGCTTCACCACCAGATGTGAAGTCAATATATAACTTTTCGTTCCCTATAAAACCGTGTCCAACAGACAGAATATTTACAAGACCACCTACCGTCCTACTGTAGGTCGCATTTATCCAATTTCCTGTAGGGGTAGCACCCGATGCGGTTATTCTCTGTTGGTCAGAATTTATCTTAAGAGCCATTAGCTTCCTATTATGAAACGACTGTAATGTCTAAAACACCAATCCATTTAACAGTAGAATTGGTAGTAACTGATTTCACTTCAAATGTAAAATAAGGTGCTCCTCCAATTTGGAAAGCATCTGGAGTTACACTCCATAGTTCCTGACCTGGTGGATTATTTCTAATAATATTTTCATAAGAACTTGCTACTGTTGGCGTACCATCATTAGCAGTGGTCACTACAATATCAAATGTTGTAGCATAAACATATTGATTGCTAGTAGTTTCTTGACCAAAAACTCTAGCTTTGATAAAGGAAACTCTATCAGCAGCGAGAGAAGGAGTATTTCCAGCAAGAGCAGTTGTACTGTCTAATGTTAACTGTAAAGTATTATTAGCAGAATCCGTTACCCTCTTGACAAGATATTTGTCATGAGTTGCATCAGCAAAGTTATCACTGACCATATGGATTGCAGAAATGTTCTTGAGCTCGAATTCAGTATTAACGACCTCAGTAGAACCTACTGCAAAACCTCCAATTGATGAAAAATTCTTTGTTGGCATGACGTTTTAATCCTCAGGTTTATTTATACCTTTACTTTAGTAGTTGTGAATCTACCAGTAAATGTAGAAGATGATGAAGCAGCTGAAGATTTATTCAAACTGATGTTCACCGAGTTAGCAGCAACCGAAACTGTAGCATCCATTAAGTCATTATCTGAGGTAATTGAGTTAGTTATAGTAGCATGTGCAACAGTTCCAGAAGCACCACAGATACTAGTAACTTCAAGCATATGTACTTTACCATCATCACTCTCAATAGTAATTAAAGTCTTAGCACCTTTATATGCTGTCTTATCAAACTGAACAATACTAGCATTAGAGGAGAACGATGTTAACTGTCCACCCTCAACACGACAATCATCAAGTTCGACAAAATCTGCAGTAGAATCAAATACTGTTAAGTAAGATGATGTTCCTGTATTCCATCCTCTATTAATTTTCCATTGTGCTTGTGCTGCATTTGCATCCAAACTAAGGAATGGTTTTGAATCTAACTGTGTTACATAATCTTGGTTTAGTACATCAAGTCTTGAGAATGCTGGAACTGTATTGGCAATAGTAGCAACAGGAACCGTTACATCATTTGCTGGTGTAGCACCACCAAGTAATGCACCACTGATTATGACTGTTTCAAGAACTTCAAATCCTGAACCTGCAGCGTTAAGAACAACCGCAGTAACTTCTCCACTACCATTGGTAGTAATATCAAAGGTTGCATCAATACCTTCAAATTCTCCAACACCTGCTGTTGCTGTAAATGTTGTTGACGCAGTATAAACTCCACCAGTCGATGCAGTAAATGTTCCAAGTGTTGCAATAGTACCTTGAATTGGAACTGCCCTTAATCTTAAACCATTAGTAACTTCAAAGTCTTTCTTAGATCTTACCTTTGCTACTGATATTCCATTTCTCTGAAATTCTACAGAATCAGAACTGTTATCAGTACCATCTAATGTTAGTGTGCCAGGTATACTGAATAGTTTTGCTGTTTTGAAGATAAATTTATCTTTATCAATTGATAGTGAATTAACACCCTGATTAAAGAACTCAAATGTGTCTTCGTCAGAACCAGGTGAAGCTTCAGTTAATATGTAAGTATCTTGGTCAACGTCACGAACACCACCAAGAGAAACAAAGTCTTGTCCGTTATAACCTTCAAACTGTAGCTGTGAAGAGTTAAATCTAATAGCACCAACTTTACGATCTAATGCATTAGGACGTTGATTTGTTGTACCTGCAGGTACTACAAGAGATCCAGTTGTATTACACCATACATCAAATCCTGAAATTGGTTTTAGTTCAACACCAGAACCATCTACATCAATAACTGTAACTGATCTACCACTTCCACCACCTGCTGCAGTGATTTCAATAGTATCACCAACCTGATAGTTTTGTCCTTTCGCAACAACGGTTACTGCTGAGAAGTCTCCACCAGAAACAGTAACTGTGACTGTACATCCAGTACCAGATCCACTACTTGTTGTTGCAGTTGCTGTGTAAGTTCCATCTGTATATCCAGATCCAGTTCCAGTGACTCTAACAGCTAGAATTTCACCAAATGATCTTGTTGCAGTTGAACTATTATTTGATACGGTGTTATCTACTAGACGAAGAAGACCTGCATCAAGATTACCACCAATAGTTAAGTCACCAGTAGATGTTTCAATTTTGAATTTTTCAGTTGTACCATCAGTAATACTAAAGTCTACATCAGTTCCACCTTTAAATACAAAATCTCCACCACCCTTAGTCTCAAAGTTTAATGGAATATCAATATCTGTTCCTACAGATTTTATTGTATTTGTATTGTCTAAAGATAACTGATTGCTTGCAGGACCTATTAATAGGTTATTAGTAGTTGGGTCTACAGTAAAGAATGGAGTTGTGTTTCCTAATGTAGAATCTACTTGAATTCTATGAGCATCAATTCCAGTAGCACCAAGTCTAAGTTTCTCAGTACCTGCTACAGTTACACCAATATCACCAGCATTATAGAATAAACCTGTTGTTTGGGCACTATCAAATTTTAACGCAGGTTCACTTACAAGACCATCGACAAGAGATGCACTAGTATTGACTAAAGTTGTAGCACCTGCAGTAGTAAGTCCCCCATTGAATGTTGCTAATCCAGTGAATGTGGATGTTGAGGTAACTGCTAAAGTTCCACCAAAGTTTGCATTAGCAGTAGTAGTAATTGCAGCTGCAGTAATTTGACCAGAACCTGCAATAGTCCATGTTGGAGTTTGGTTTTCACCAGGTGAAGCAGTTATAGTACCATCTGGATTCAATACTAACTGTGCTGCTGTTGAAGGACCTAGGGTAAGAACACCCAACTGATCCATTTCAATTTGCTTTGGACTGTTTATTGAAGCAATACTTGCAACAAGACCAGTACCCTGTGCAACGTTTACTCCACCAACAGCACCAAGTATTAAGGTGTCATTTAATTCAAACGCAGTACCACCATTTGTTACAGTAATACCAGTAACAAAACCAATCTTATTGACGGTAAATTGGAATCCAGATCCACCTCCACCACCAACAGTTGAATCATCTACTGATAATACATCACCAATTTGATATCCAGCACCTTGTAATGATATATCTGTTACTGTAGAAACACCTGTATTACTGGTTGTAAGTGTATATTGGAAACCAGAACCACCATTACCACCAACATCAGCATCATCAACTAATAGAACATCGTTTAATGCATAGTTGGTTCCTTGTGCAGTGATATTTACAGAACTAACTGACCCACCTGTAACGATAACTTCAGCAACCATTTGGTCACCTCCATCACCAAGAGCACCTGCAGCAATAGTAATTGCTGAGTCCTTAGACATGCTATCACCATGGGTCACACAACTGTAAGTTGTAGTTGTAGCATTAGCAGATACTGCACCGAGAACTACTTCAAAATAAGATCCTGCAACACCAGGTGTGCCATATTGTCTTGTTGATAGGTTAGTGACTGTTGCAATCTGAAGTGGATGGTTATTATTTGATGCATCACTAGTATCAAAACGATATGTATTGTTATCTAATAGTGTGAATGAAGGTGCTTCTACAACTCCAGATCCAACGTTTATAAAGTATCTGTTTACTCCTACATTAGTAAGGTCTAGTAAACCTGTTGCACCACTACTTGAGGTAACGGTATCAGTCTGACCATCTTGCCATGTTCCAGAGTTTGTAGTGACGAATATGAATGATTGGTCTGCAGCAACAAAAGTAACTGTTCCAGTTGCATTAGATACAGAACCAGTAACAGTATTACCTACTGCAAATGTTCCAGTGATAGAAGAGAGTTGTAATTCATCTCTCTGAGCAACAGTGACTGGATATGTTGCAGTTGGAGTATTACGTAAAGGTGCAGAATAAGTTCCATCTAGATATCCAGAACCAGCATTAGTAATAGTTCCACCAAAACCAGGAATTGTAAAGGTAGCAGTTGAAGAGGTTGTCGGAGATCCACCAGTGAAAGTAACATTAGGATACACACCTGGTGTATATCCAGATCCTGATGAGGTTATAGTTCCATCTATAGATTGAACGTCAGCAGTTAATATTGCTCCAGTTCCACCACCACCTGTAAATGTAAGAGTTGGTGTGCTTGTATATCCTTCTCCTCCAGTTGCTATAGAAACTGATTCTATTCTACCTTCTCTTTCATTAAGTACAGGTATAAATTGAGCATCTTGTGTTGCATCACCTGTGCCAGGATCAAGTGTTGGAAGGTTTCTATATCCCAAACCTTGACCAGTTAACGTAACTGATTCAATTGCAAAACCAACTGTTGCAGTTGCAGCAGCTCCAGATCCAGTAGTATCTCCGTCACCATTAGTAAATCCTACTGTGGGAGCACTTGTATAGTTACCACCACCACCAACTGAAACTGAATCTACTGAATAACCCAATACACCAACAGCAACAGCATTAGCTCCTGGTCCAGAATCAGTAATAGTAATATTGGGTACACTTCCATAACCAGTACCAGGATTGGTAACAGTAAATCCGTCAATAACACCACCTGTTTGAGTTAGGTTAACTGTTGCAGTAGTACCAATTATAAATTGTTGTCCAGAACCTGCACTAGTAAGAGATATTTCATTACCATTGTTCGCATTATTTGCAGTTGTTGCTAATTGAACAGTATCAGCATCTACACGAATAACAAAATATGAACCACTGTGTGCAAGTCCACCTGGTGCAACTGAGGCTGCATCTAGAGTTTGTGAATCTAGAGTACAAGCCATACCAGTTTCAAAGGTATGTGAATCAATATGAATGGTATTAGCAGTTGTATCAACTACAGGCAGTGAAGCACCAGCTGAATTAGTCCAAGATGCATCAGCAGTGTATGTGTTTTGTGTAGGAGCATCTACAACACCAGTAGGTCCTGTATATCCTGTTCCACCAGCTTGTATATCTACAGAGTTTAAAATACCAAAGGTAGCTAGAACAGCTGTTCCTCCACCTCCACCAGTTCCACCCCCACCAGTAAGAGTAACATTAGGTTGGATAGTATAATTAGAACCTCTATTTGTTAATGTAAATTCTTTTAATGTACCTGTAGAAGCAAGAACTCCTGTAGCAGTTGCAACTTGAAATGGATTAGTTGTTACATCAATCGGTTGTTGTCCACCAACATATCCACTACCTTCATTGGTAACAGTAACAGATCCAATCTCATTCTTAAGAACCACAAATGATCTTGTTGAAAAACAAGAAGCTTCAGATGATCCAAATACTGTAGATCCATTGAATCCTGCAATCTTCAGTGAACCTTGAATATTACT